GTTCTACATAACTTGTTTCCATGTAGTTGCTACTACCTGAATATGAAATATAAACGATTTCTACATCTAATAAAATTCTACGATTTTGTTCGTCATTGGGATATTGAATCCAAATTTTTAAACCAGATTCTGGATCGACAATAGGTACTACTGATGCTGGGTCTAATTTTTGAAAACCTACAATATTTTTGCCTCGTTTATCATAAATAATTTCCCGACAAATAAATCCTTCAACCAACCAATCGCGACAAACATCCCAAGCTGCAGTTCGGTCACCAAAACCTGAAAATGTATAAATTTTTTCAAAAGCTTCTTTACTTTTCTTTTTAACTAATGTACCATAGCTATCTGGTAAATCCATTATTTCACAAAATTTCTTGTCTTTACCATACACGATAATTTCGTTAGCCATTTTAGTTACATAATCTCGAATTTCAACCTTAGTTGCATATTCTCGTAAAATCGCAATTTTTTTCCAGTATTCGCCTGATAATGCAGCCACAACTTGACGTTCCTGCATTAATGCGTGAACTTTACGAGAAAATAAAGAATATTGATATCCATTGCTATCGACGATTTGATTTAAATCTTCGTTTGCATGTATACCTTTTGCATTTTGTATCGCAGCTTCTTGATAATTACGACCAAATACTGACAACCGTGCAAGACGATTATTAAATGATGATTGTTTATTACTATTCAAGTTGTCTAGTAATGAAGAACCTGTAGTAGAATTAGATCGATAGGGGTTATATCCTGCTGCCATATTATTATGATAATTTGTTCAAGATATTTAGAGATTCTTGCAAATTTGTATTTCGAGTATCTAAACTTTCATAAGTTTTAGTTAATTCGGCATCCATTTCTTTATAATCTTCTAAAATTTCTTTTATTATTTTTGTTTGTCTTTCTTGTTGTTCGACGATTTTCTTTTTCCAAATCTCCATCAATTTACCTTCATCGACACCTGTCATTGAATAAGTATTCATCGTTAAAAATTTATCTAAGACATTAGTTGATATTTCAAAGACTTTATTAATCTTTTTCACATCAAATTTGCGTATACTCCATTCAAAACCAATGTTATATAACATTTTATATATATTAGCCAAGTTAATACCTGTAAAAGCTTCTTGTTTAGGATAAGTTTTACGTAAATTACTATCAATAATTGCTAAATTATGATTACATACATTATTAAAAAATACTGTTCTGATAGTAATAGGTAAAAAATTACAACTTACACCATATACCATTCTTGTTCCTTGTAAATCAAACCAATCAACAATAAATAGTGGATTAAATTTTTCCATTTTACTAGTTTTTCCACTGAGATCATACATCACAAAGTAAAATTTACCGCGTTCTAAATTTCGTAAATCAGTTTCGTTAATATCTTGATTACCATGATTTAATCCTTCAGTAATTATTTTAGTATTGTTTAAAAACATACTGGTTCCTTCCAATAAATATTGATCATGAATTTTATTTTTAAGGTAATCAGGTTTCATAAAGTATTAGGGACGAAAACTATTTAAATGTTCTTCGGTGATCAACCAAAATTGAATGTCTCGATTTTTACACCATTCTTGTGCATAAGCCCATTTATATTTGTTTTTTTGCCATTCCTTAATATCATATTCTAAATTTTTTAATTTCTTTTCTGATATAGAATTAGGCAAGATAGGTTGACGAATTTGTTTTTCAGGTTTAATTTCTACTAAAAAACGATTCATATAATCAGGATTCTCTAAATTACGAGTTTCTAAATAAAAATCAGGAATGTACACATGTCCATGACCCATAAAATCGTTATAAGGAATTTTAAATACTTCACTTCCCCATTTTAAAACACCAGGATTTAAATCGCAATACAGCATGAATTTATATTCCCAACTTGAACGATATAAAATCTCATTAGGATTGCCTACATATTTTGCAGGATTTTGTATTTTATAAACTCCTTGATGATATTTATCTTGTTTATTAAGTTGATGTTTGCTCATTTTTAGCTAAAATTCCATTTACCCATAATTCAGCATCACGTTTAGCTGACTCTAACTTAACTGGACCTCTAATTCCCATTTTATATTTACCATCTTTTAAAACTTGACAGAAATAACGATTTTCAAAATTTTTGTTAGGTGTTATGTTAATGTAATATCCCTTATAGTTATAACTTTCGTCTTTAGCTTCTTGTGATTCCTGAGCTTCAGTTGCTTTGCGCATTTCTTCCACTTCACCTTTACTGTTAATTGAAACTTTTTTGCCATTAGCCATTGAATAAACCCATTTTTCAATTGGCAATTCAATAGTTTCTGTTACATCCTTGGAATATTTTTTAGCTGTACCTGGAACCAGATATGCGATGGTGCAATGTGCATGATAATCAGGAAATTTATTAGTGTAAGGAAACATTAATGTGACAATCTTATTATACAGATTTAAATCTTCTGATTCCACGTCCCATTTCAATACATCATATTCTTCATTATCAAAACTAGAAATTTGAGATAATTTAACTATAGGAAGTTTAATACATTTTAAAAACTGAATTACTTCATCCTCATCTAATTCATCGTCATGTAACCCATATAAAATAGTTACGTGAGGTTCAATTTCACGACCATATTCGTTGGCTTCGTTATTGTAGATATCTGATTCTTCGATACTTCCTATTCGGTTATTTAATTTATTGTATTCAACTAAATTAAAATAGCCCATAATGCAACCATAACTATAATTTTGATCTGCAGATTTTTCGGTCAATAATTTTGACTTACGCAGATTTTTCCACTGAAAAGGAGTTAAAATGTTTAAATTCATGATTTATATATCGAATTTATAAATTATACATACCATTACCACTATTAGCGTTATTAATCGAAATAGTTCGTACGTATTTTTGATCATCTTTATTGAGACCTTTTTTCATATACAGCATGTTTATCATTTCAGCTGTGGAACGTTTGTGAATTTCAGTAAAATAAGCAAATGCATTATCAGTTTTATCAGGATTAAAACTCTGCCAATTATTCAGCATGTTAAATAAAGACATTTGTAAACAATCGTCTTTATCTTCAGGATAATAATAAGTTTTTTTACGAATAGCGTTTTGTGCTAAATCAATTAGCATGGATTCACTGAGTTTTGTCAGTTTGCCTCTTCCTTTAGATAGAATAATGTGATATGTTAATTTTTTGGCATTAACAGGATTTTGTTGTTTGTCTTGCATCAATCATGACAGTACTTTTTATTGATTGTTAATAACTTATATGTTGCGCTAAGGTTCATGTTTAAAATACAAAAGGCTATCTAAGTAAATAGATAGCCTTTTAAAAGCTGATGAATTACAGCTGATTAGTTATATAATTTAACCTTATCTTTTTTAATTGTTTTTAATTCTTCGTTTAATTTATGTTTACGACCTAATAATGAATTATACAATGTTTCTAAAGCTTTATTGTCTGTTAAAGATTCGCCGCTTTCTTTAATTGCTAAAATACCAGCTTCAACGTCATTTAATTTTTCTGTTACTGCTTTTTCTTTATTTTCAATTTCAATTTTAGCTTTTGATTCTTCTGATAACTGATCTTGATAAAAGAATGTAAGATCAGCACCTAATTCATGAATTACATTTTCAATTAATGGCATTGCATTTTCGTATGTATAATAACTTGAACCTAAACGTTTATCAACACGATATTGAGAAATTTTACCTTCAAAATTAAATACATAACATTCATAAGTTGAATTTAAAATATTTGTTACTTTTTTAACTGTATTTACAATTACAAATTTATCTAAATGATTAAATGTTTCAACTAAAATAGGATAAAAACCTTTAGCTAAAAGAGGAACAACTGGTGAATTAAATAATGATTCCAAAGTTGTTGCTTTATCTGCTTCTGATTCGTTTAAAGTAATTTTTTTATTGCTTGTATTAAATGAAATTGTTAAGCCTTCAGCTAAATTAAATTTAATTGAATCTTCACTAAAATCAGCCCGATTAATTGCATCTTCTAATAAAGCTAATTTTTTCAATTGAACTTCATCAGTAATATGATTTTCCTTAAGAGTTGCTTTAATACCATCTTTATTTAATAAAAACCAGGTACCTGCAACATAAGTTAAATGACCTTCTTTAATTTGTAAGACTACACTATATACATCTTCAATTTTACCACCTTTAGCCATAAAATTTGATTTAGCTTGCGGTGTTGAAGCTAATTCAAATAAAAATTGATGAACTTCAGGAATCCATTCATACATTTTTAAATCTTCTAAAATACGGTGTTTATCTTCATCACTACGTTGTTGAATGCATTCTAAAATTGAATTACATGCACTTTCGTACATCCAAGATTGGTCTTTACGTTTAAGTTTAGAATAAAGATCTTTTAAACTATAAATTAAAGGTTTAGAAGATAATTCACCATCAACTTCAGTTAAGAATGCATTTACATTCTCGTAAAACTTGAATTTATCTAACGTATTTGAAAGAGAATGATAAATTTCTTTTTCAGAATAAACGTCAGCATATTTAAGGTGTTCTGTAATGATTGCCGCAATGTCGGATTGTTCAAAATTTAATCCCTTACGAAAGTCATACATATTGTTTTTTAATGATTTCATAGTGTAAATGATACTTTTACTATTTGTTAGTTTATATATTAAATTAAAAATTTCAATTCTTTCTATCCATTTAATGGTAAATTAGGGGTATTTGTATTCTGCCAGATGCGTAAAATCCACTGAACTGATTGATTTGCTAAAAATTTATTCTCCAAATCAAAAATTGGAAAGAACGTATGAATCTCAATTGTGTATTTACTAATGTAAGAAGTTAAATCACCTAATTTAATTTCACGAATAGTAGTATTTTCAGTCTCTCCAGCAAAATTAAATACAGCATTTAATGGCAATCGTTTGTAATCAAAGGTAAAATAGCGGTACATAAACAAATTTTCCATGTGAACTTGCCAACTTTTAAAAATATCTAATTCTGCATCACATACCATATCCAAATTAAATGTCAATTTGACAGGTACAGCTTTAGTTTGAGTCACAATTTGTTGTAATTCA